GACGGCGGCGGCGGTGTCGGCGTGGTCACGCCTGGATCCTCGGCTGCGGGCCGGTACTGTGTCCGTTGCGGTGGCGCAGGGTCCGCCACATCTTGGCCGGGTTGGGCGGCTGGATCTTCCACCAGGAGACGCAGCGCAGGGCCACCACCAGGGCGATGCCGACGAACACCACGGCCTCGATGCCGAGTCCTTCGGTGACGGTGAGCATGTGCGGCCAGATCTGGAGCAGGCACGACGGAATCAGCAGCGCCAGCAGGAACAGGTCTTTGTAGACGAAGCTGCGGCCCACGCTGTCGGTCCACCAGGGAGACGACAGCGTGTACTGGACCACCCACCACAACACAATGACGGTGCAGACGGCCAGCAGCCATCTGTCCATGTCAAGCCAGTCGTGCACGCTCATGTCTTAGCCTCGCTCCGCGCGCCCGGACCCTGGTCCCACCCGATGCCGAGCGCGTCCTTGATGATTCCTGCGAATCGGTTGTGCTGGTAGATGTCCTCCATGGGCTGGATCTTGCGCCTGGTCTCTTCCAGCGACTTCAGCGACTTGGCCAGCTCCCGGTCGGCCTTTTCCTCTGCTTTCTTGCTGTGCCACCAGTGCTTCACGGATGGTCACCGCCCTACGCGGTTTCTGAGGCGCGTCGGTCTTCTGCAATTTGCGTCAGTGCGGTCATAGCCTTGGTGCCCATCATGGCGGTCAGTTGCAAATCCGCGTTGCGTTGTCTTTCTACCTCCAGTGCCTTTTCGCTTTTCTCCAGTGCCCTTTGCACGGCCCTGTAGGAAAAGCCCGGCACCAGTTCTCCAATTACCAGCAAGATGACAACCACCCCGAGTGCCCCGAAATTTAGCAGCCACTCGGTAACGGAAGCCGACACCGCTCACCCCATCTTTCCCGGCGGCGGGGTCATCGGAGGCTTGCCAGGAGGCGTCGGTGACCCGGCCGGGGCCTGCTGGAGGTTGGGCCGAGCCGGTGCACCCGCCCTTGCACCGGCTGGCGGCGGGGGCCTGAGCCCGCCGTTCGTGTTGCCGTGCTGCTGGGCGATGTTGAACGCCGCGTTGACGCCGCCCTGGAGCGCGCCGATACCGGCGGCGGCCTCCGGGGGCATGCCAGGCGGCGGGTTGCCCGCTAGCTGCTCGGCACGCTGGGACGCCGTGGACACCAGGGCCTGGTGCACCTGGTCCACGTCAAGCTGGAGGATGGTGGCCATCCGCTCGGTGATCAAGTCGAGCACCGGCAAGGGGATGTGCAGCGCCGGGGCCGCCGCGAGCTGGCCGAACAAGGTCAGCAGGGCCTGGATCTGCTCGTCTTGCAGCGGGCCGAACTTGAACGTGGGGAACGTGGCCTTGGAGCCCCGGTTGATGATGATCAGCGGCCGGATCACGTCGTAGCTGATCGACTCGGCCATTTCCTTGGCCACGGCCTGCCGCGACTTGAGATAGAAGCTGGACTGGTCCTGCGACAGGGCGTAGCTGCCCTTGCCCCCGGTGGAGCTGCCGGTCAGCGCCATGAACCCGGCCAGGACGGAGTGCGTCTGCCAGCCTTCCAGGAATCCCAGCGCGTCGGAGAACAGCTTGCCGCCGTCGCCCTGGCTTTCCAGGATCTCGAACGCCTTGCCGTTGTCCGGGGCCCGCTCCAGGCCGACCACGCCGGACGACTTGAGCTGGGCGATGTCGGCGGCGCGGACGTTGGCCTCGTTTTGGTCGGTGCCGTAGACCACCGTGCGCGGCAGGGCCTGGTTTTCCAGGAAGTGGTACCACAGGTACAGCAGCTTCATCTTGGTCTGGTAGCACCAGTAGGACACCTCCATCTCGGAGGTGCCGGTCAGCGGCTCCATGTGCTTGCCGTGGGTGTAGATGTAGCTGCGGACCTTGGGAATGTCCACGTAGCCGGGCACCTTCTGGTGGCGGCTGGTCATCAGGTTGCCGCCGAACAACCACACCTGCTGCCGAAAGCCGTTGCCCTCGCCCGTGCGGTCGTTGTAGCGGGCCTGGCAGGTGGCCGGGGGACGGTAGCTGATCTTGTCGTAGATGATCGCCTCGTCGTCCTCGCGGACCTTGAACGTCTTCTCGAAAAACGCCCGGCGGTAGATCTGGGCGGAGGTAATCTGGCCGACCAGCTCGTGGATCGGCGTCTTCATCCCGCCCTCGGTGTCCGGGGTCATCAGCACCGAATTGATGAAGTCGGCCTCGCCCTTGTCGCCCTTGGCGGGCTGGATCGAATAGTCGGCCTCGCGAATCGGCAAGGTGAGCACGAGCTGGATGGCGTTACAGATTCCGTCGCGGCTGAACATGGTCTTCATGTCCCGCGAGGACCATTCCCCGTAATCGAATACGTCGCCGCTGCCGTAGTAGGCGAACAGCCGCTGGCCCCAGTCGAACTGCGTGCCCAGCTCCGGGCCCATCAGCGCCCGTCGGCCGCCGACCCGCTCCGAACCGACCGGGGCCAGGTCGGGGAATTCAACGACGTTCCCGCCGCCAGGCACCTTGAAGCCCTTGCCAGTCGCCACGTGGATCTACCTCCCTGCACAACAAGGTACAGGGAGGTAGGGAGGCAGACTAGCTTATGCCTGTCTAGTTGCTTGACTCGCCGTTGTCGGTGAGGTACTGCCGGGCTTCGTCGGTGCCCAGGTACAGCTCCAGCGCCCTCTTCAGCCCGCTAATATGCGCCTCGTTCTCGTGCGTGTCGTCGCGGTTGCGCCGGGTGCGAATCTCGCGCAGGATCTTCTGCGCGAAGTTCAGCCTCTCCGGTGCCCGCGCCGGGCCGTCCTCGGCCTCGGCCTGGGGCTGGGTGCGCCGCTCGTTCACGTCGTCGTAGGTGAACGGTTCCAGTGGCTCGTTCACGGCCATCTCCCTTATCGCTGGTGGGCGGCCAGGTCTTGCGCCGCCCACTCCTGCTCGGCTTCCCGGCTGGTCTGCGCGGCCCGCTGGCGGGCCTTTTGCGCCCGGTCGCTGGCCCGCACCGCCGCCGACGGGGCGTTCAGCTCGCGCCCGGCCTCGCGGCGGGCCTTCTCGGTGGCGTACACCCGGCCGTAGTGCAGCTTCTCCGGGTGCTTGTCCGCGTAGAAGTTGGCGAACCCGTCCCACGCCCGGCGCAGGTTGCGGTCGCTCAGGTCGCGGACGCTGGAATACCAGAACTCGCGCCGGTCCCAGGCGGCCCGGCGGGCGTACTGCTGGCGCACCTCGTAGCTGGCACCACGCGGCTCACCGAAGTAGCGCCAGTCCAGGTCGGCCTTGCGGACCCAGTACGCGCCGCCGTTGCCGGTCAGGTCGTTGACCAGCACGGTGGTGTAGCCCTCGGCGTCGTACCAGTCGCGGGCGTACACCTCCACGTGGTGCTTCTCGGCCTTGTCCCAGGCGCGGACCCGGTTGTAACCGTTGAAGTCCGGCTTGCTCATCAAGATCAACTCCCTAGTGCAGGACCGCCTTGGTCCTACGCTTCTATCAACACCGATGCCCGGTGTTCTATTCCCAGGCTATGTCCAGTCGTGCACCGCCGCCCGCGCTGGCTTCTCCGGCCGCTCGGAGTCGCGCACCTGGCCCACGTCGATGCCGTCTTGCGGGGCGAAGTCTTCCAGCGCCCACGGCTTGGCGTCCAGCAGCCCGCCGTGCGCGCCCTTGAACCGTCGTCGCGAGATGCCGTCGGGGGTCTTGGACGCGATGGTGTTCAGCTCGGCCGCCGCCGCCCACTGGTGCGCCGTGGCAACCGGCGCGGTCGCCTCGAACGTGGAGTTGAGGAACATCGTGCACGCCCACACCAGGGAGTCGAGCCGGTCGGGAGACCGTTCGTCGGCCGCGCCCGTGAACGTAGCC